AAGCCAAACTGGAGGTAGCTTCCTGTATCGTCTTGTTCAAAAACAAACCTTCTCGTGGCTATGAAGGGCTTTAAAATGTTCCTTACTCCATCACTTTGAGCAGTTGTGTTGACTGTTTCTTTAAAAATAACCTCTTGTGCAAGATTTTCTACTTCATAATAGTCATTTCCATCCGAATCTTTTACTGATATGATCTCGGAAATGTTGGAATCCCCAACTCTTATTCTTCTAAATTTTTTGAAATTAGAATTAGTAAGATCTACCGTGGATCTCTGGAATAACCCTGACACTACTTGACCTTGGGCTTTAACTGCGAAATGAGTGGTTGCGCCTGTGGTGGAATCTTGTCTGGCCGCAACTATCAAATTCTTTGGATCACTAAACAATACATCTTCAGTCAAAGTAAAAGTGGTACCAGAAACAGATTCAACTACTGTTCCTTTTTTTATAGTTGGCATGTATTCTCTTGCTGGAGCACTTCCTGCTGCATTTGATGGAACTATGCAAAATAACTGGACAGTCCCATAAGAACTTGGAATTCCAGAATATTTATAACCAAGGGCTCTGGCGTGTTTTCTGATGTTGGAAAACTCGATAGCAGTGTCTAAAAATCCTTCATTGACTTGATAGTCTAAATAATACGATAAGACATCTCCAACATAAGCGACCGAATCTATCATCAAGGAATTGATAGTTGATTTAGAAAAGTCTTTCCAAGTTTCTCCATAATACCTTTTTGCATGATCAACCAAGTCTTTCTTGATAGAATCAAAGTCCCTACTAGTGTATTTTATTGGTGTTTTTTTTAACTTTGACATTGAAATTACCTCTCTAAAGTCTAAATAGTTTGTTAAGTAAAAGTCAAGTGGTTACTGTCAATTCAAAAATCTCATCTATTAATGATTTTGAAGTTCGGTATGAAATCTTCATCGATAATGAATTGTAATCAATATTTTTCAAATTAATTTTAATACTGCTTATTGACACGTATGGCATATATTGGGCTGCTTGCGAGACTATTGAACTCGCTAACGCCTCTTTATCTAAAGACGTGTTTAATTCAAACAAATACCTCATAAGGCCGACACCAAAATTTATATCCATAACATATTCACCGGGAGATGTGAGGAGAAGCATTTTAAAATTCTGCTGTATTGCTTCTTTGGTTTGTTCGTCTGTGAAAGACTCGAAACCACTTGATCCAACAGATAATGGGAAATTTAAAGACAACGACATTTTAAGTAAACCCTTTAACTAAATAATTTTTGAAATTCATTTTTACAATCTTTTCCATCGGCGTCAAACGGACGTGATCCGACGACTCTAAATAGTTGCCACCATCTAATACTAGCGTCTAAATTAAAGTAAGCATCCGGAACCAAGTTCTTTAAAAATTGAGCATCAACATCTCGTTTGGCTCGATTTCTTTCTTTTTTGACCTCCTTGTCGGTTCTATAAGCCCCGTTGAACAACTGTCTTAATGTCTTTTTGGATCTCTTAAGGACATCCGATCTCCAGCGGTCGTTAGCGAGTCCTCGGGAGTCTTCATCTCTTTCATCGCCATCTTGACCAATTGAGGCAAAAAATGCATAGTAAGAATAGACACCAAATAACGAAACATAGGACTTGACAGGAAAGAATTGCCCAAATAGCATCTCAAAATCCTCTTGTTCTGTCAATTTATCTACGTAGCACTTCAAGTCTTCCCCCATGTTCTTCTTTTCAAAATCAGATAATAGTTCTGATATTTTTCTATCTTTAAGATCATGTTCGTAAGTTACCACCGGAATAGCTCTAGATAAGCACGGAACCTCCAAATCAAATTCCCCAATCGATTGAGTTAAAAAATCTGTTATAAAATCTGGTACAAATCTTAAAATTTCACACAAAATTTCTTCTGATAGTCTTACTTTTAGCTTGGGAGTTGGTAAACTATAGGTCCTTTCTTTAAGTTTACCCTCTGGTATGTCAAACCTAAAGTTTTCGGGTGGAGCATAAATCAGCCGTACGCCAAATTTTATTCCTATGGTTCCATCATATTCCCCTTTATTCATCTGTTCTTCTGTGGGGGGACCCGTTAGTGTCTGAGTTGGGGAGGCGTTTCCAAAAACATCCGAAATCTTTAAGGATCTGTCTAAATCTGTTCTACTTTTTAAATCATCCTGAAATTCTTCTATGTTATAGACTTGCTCTTGCCCTTGTTTATTAATAACTCTCACATATTTCTCGAGATAAAAAACTCCTGATGTACCAATACTGATTCGTTTTTTTATTTTGTCAAGAAAAAACTCTGGTAGAGTCTCCGTTACGAAAGTTCTTATTTCTCTAATGGCTTCTCTGCGGCCCTGTCGGGTCAAAAGGTCTCTTGCTTGAACATCAGGTTCTGGCATGTCTTGGGTCAAATACTCGCCTATCCTTTGTCCCGGCGGCAGAATGAAGTTTTTATTCCTAACTACGTAAGAATACCCATCTAGTGAATTTTCACTTGCGGGATCCTTTACTACATTCAGGACGTCTCCATAGTCTAATCCGGATTGGCCTGATAGGACGGGGTTTTCTAGTTTCATTTCTCCAGATCTAAGCGATGAACCAAAAAGAATTCCATTTCTAGACAGAAGATATTTTCTTATGTTCTGCACATGTGGTCTTGGGCGCATGTTTAGACTAATTTTACTTGCTATGTTTGCTACTTCTTTTTGTAATAAAAGACTCGTTATCTTCTCGGCTGTTGCTAGGTTTCTCTGGATAGTGTCTATTTTTGAACACATTTTTACTTTAAAAGGAGTTAAGATCCCCATATTTGTAATAACACCTGCTTTTTCAATTTTGTTTAGAGTGTCCAACAGACCTATTCCTTCTTCTCCGAAACCAATTATCGCTGCACCCCTCATGTTAGACTCTATATCTGTTGGGTCCTGAGATTTCATAGCTTTGTTTATTTGGGCAAATAGTTTTTTTAGTTCGGGTGTTTCCTCAAATAGTCCCTCTTTGACTTGTCTTTGAACCGTTTGTACTGCTTGTTCAAGAAAAAGCAAGTAATAAACATATCCTTGAACTATGTTCCATGGCGTTGTTTGTGTAATCATCTCTTTTTTCATTTCATCCATGAACATTTTACTAAACAAATCATCGATATTTCTTGGAGAGAATTCTATACTAGCAAAAACAGGCAGTGATTTAAGGACGAACTGTGTCGCATAAATTCTCATATGTGCCATAACAACACCTTCGAGGATCCCCAAGGAAGCTGGTGGTGCTATTTTATCAAAAGCATATTCAGTTACGCAACTCTCTGGGATCGACAACCTTTCATCAAAAGGCCAGTTGCTTTCCACGTCCTTAGCTCTCTTTGCTATTTCACTTACATTCAAAAAGCCTTTGTCAACTTCAGGATCAGGACAATCCTCTGCTTCCGGTAAAAATACCTTTACCATTCCGAGCCAACCGTTATAGGTTGCAGGTTCGACATAAATCTTTGGCAAGATATAGTTGCCTCCATGAACCGCAGGATCTAGGAAATGAACCCTAGGGTTTTCCGTTGCGCTCTTGCCAAGAACTTTATCAAATAATCCGTGTGTGTATTTCCAAGTGCTTTTGTCATTTGGATCAGCATCGGGGTCGACGTAAAGCAAATCTATAAAAGTTACAGCCTGAGCCTGATCATATCCGAAGTTAAAGCCTGTTGGGATATTTCTGTTTTCGTCATAAAGAACAGAGTCTCTAACAAAGTTTAAAAGAGTGCTGTTGAGTTCATCGAATGATTGATTTATGTTTCCGTTTATCTGAATATTGTCTCCAACTTTGGAATCCAAAAAACTCTTGAAGGCTACTGCTTGGAAAGTGTTGTTCATTTTGTAGATCGAGTAATCAAAGTTATTAATTTTACTCACAAGACTATCATCGTTTGAGACAACATTGGTGGAGTTTTCCAATCTTATCTCACTATCACCTAAATCTTCTAATCCTAATTTCTTTTTTTGTTTTCGAGTCAATTTACCCATGTAAGTTTCATGCACAACTATTTTTTTCGAGTTTTCATCCTTCCTTAAGAACGTCATTTCTGTTGTGAATTTATATTCCGCTTCTTTTTCTCCGTCGCCGCTGCCGTTGTCAATAAACTCTAAAGTTATACTAGGTTCCCCCTCGGATTCATAGGGAATCTGTTTTGTGACAAAAGTTAACTTAGATTCAGTTAATTTTTTATGCATCCAAATACCAACTGTATCTGGATACATCCCTTTCATTCTTCTTTTTTCCATTGCCCAAGTGTATATTTTACTACCATTGTCTTTACGAAAATCCCAATCTTCTTCGGAATTTACATAATTTGGAAACAAAATGGGTAAATTAGTAAATAATTCATGCAACCCTAATCTAACATTGTTAGTATCTACTAGAATGTTATTAAATAACGATCGTGGACGACCAATTAAGTCTCTATAGAAGGCCTTTTCTAGAAGCCTAAAATAGTCTGTAAAATTACCCAGAGCATCTTCTATTTGTTCATCGTCTTCAAAAACTAATGCACTATTGCTAGTGTCACATGTTGGGTCTGGTGGTTGCATTAATGCGTCTAGGGCGTCTTCTAATAGGCCTGTAGGCCCTTTGTTTAAAATGTCCGCTAGATTACCTAGGTCGTTCAAAACCCTGTCGTTAGCATCGTTTATCATCTTCTCAGCGGTTGGTTTATCAAGCCCTGCATCCTGCAGAATTTTTGATCTGTCCAGATTCCATCTATCAAATTGTTCTCTGGTTAAACAGATAGCGCTGTAGATTGGTTCACTTTGCAACTGTGGTGCTTGGTTTCGTAAAAACTGCCTCAGTTCAGGAGGAACAAACTTGTTCATGCTACCGAAAACATCCGCTACTTGATCTTGATCCCCTAGAACATGAGAAAATTCCGGACAAAAAGCATTAACGATTTCTGCTATTCTTTTTGTCACTTCTGAGTTCATCTGACTAGGGTTGTTGGTCAGTAAATCCAAGAATTCACCCTTCGATAGTGTTGCATTTAATGCTTTATATAAACATTCGTAAGCATCTGGGCTCGCTCCTTGGACACCTGCGTTTTTTAATAGATTGTCTTTTATATCATTTAGGTCTTTATCATCTGCATCTGGGCAAAAAGCATCCCTCATTGCATCATCGAATCCATCGGGTGAAGTAAGAGACGCTAAGGATGTACCTGCTGCGTTTATGCTTTTGCATAAAGCCGCTTCAATTGTTTGAAAAATCTTTACAAAAATTCTTTTGATTACTTGAGTTATAACATTCTCTATTTTTTGCACAAAAATCTTGTTTAGTCTGTTGACTAAATCACCAGAAGAATCAAAATTAGGTAGTTTTTTTAATTCCGGGAGAGTTATTCCAATGCTCGGTTCGTCTCCGCAGACATTCAGGGAAAGTGTTCCCATAAACCCTTTCAGGGGAGGCTTAAACATCCCCTGAGTAGAGCAAGCAAAATCGGAAACTAATCGGGTTATAAACGATCCTCCCGGGAATCTCTCAACATGTTCCAGAAGTTCCTCAACCCTAAACATTTCCATTATAAGTTCTATATAAGCATCAGTTATTAGTTTTTGCATATTCCCCAGTGCTGTTCCATAAGTTCCGGGTGAACCTAATTTATCGGGGTCTCCTCCCAATTTTAATCTAATTGGATCTGAGGCATCTTGAAACTCTGCTTCTGATAGGTTTTTCACGGCATTATCTAGCTTAGCTATTCCTCTATTTATCATATTATCAGGCTTATATGTTGAGATTTTTGAATTTAATTGCTCTATCTCATTGACGGTTCTTTGCTTTTGTTCCTCAAAGCGTTCAATTTTTTGTGCCGTAGTATCTCTCCTGATTCCTGATCTGCCAACAATATCCATCAGTGTTTCTACTCCAGCAGATTCCATCCCTTCAAACTCGACTTGGCTAGCGTCGGTATCTGTTGTGGGGAGATCTTCTTCTTCAGATGAAGTCGAAGCTTGTGCAAGTTCTTCTTCTCGTTTAGCCTGTGCCAGCAATAAGAGTTCCGTGTTTGTTAGTTCTAATCCTGCCATCAATGCGGATCGTGCTTCTAAATCAGATTCATATTCCTCCTTGGAATAGCTCGAAGGTTCCACTTGGTTATCACCTAATTGCAAACGAGGTGATTTTAGTTTCTTAACATAGGGATTGGTTTCGTCTATTGATCCGGGATCATATCCTGTTTCCCAAGGTAATGGTAAGTTCCCAAATTGTTTTTGAAATTCTTTTTTTAATTCCGATTGTTTATCAACGGGTAGTCCTGCTACAAAATAACCAAAAACATCGATGTCCATGGCATCCATAGCCGACTTAACTATCTTTTTTAATGCAGCCTCCTCTGTTACTCCGGAGAATAAGCATCTTATTGCCATTTTTACGACCGACTTTATGTTACATAAAGTTGCTCTTCTCATTATATCTTTCAATTCAATATCGGTAAAATCGTTGGCTTTTACTCCCTTGAGACCTGTTTCTTGGAATGTACTGAAGTCATATAGAGAATTTAATAAATTGTCTTGGGCCAATATTTCTTCTGAGGCCAGTTTTCTTGCCTTCAGGACATAGGGGTTGGTTTTCTTTTGTTTTCTTGCCTCTTTCCTCGCCTTACGAGCAGCTTCTCTCTTTAAATTTCTTAGGGCACGTTTGGCTTGTTTCGATTTTAAAAACTCTATATCCTCAGATAATGAATTTATCTGCTGTTGAGTGGATGAGATTTCCTGATTTATGGATTCTAACTCTGCTTCCAGCGATTCAATTTCACTTCTTATCTCATCTGTTGCTCCTTGGCGGACTCCTGAGAGATTTGAAGGTGTTTCTGATGCTGCTATTCCATCGCCAATAACATTGTTGGTGTGATTATTTAATCTATGAAGACCCTGATCATATGCCTCATCCGGGCTGATGAGTCCTTGTCGAAAATTTTCCGCTATTATCGGGTCTATCGCTTCTATAGGAATCCCATTAATTACAATCCCCAATTCAGAAACAACAGGAGCAATCTTTGGTTTCAATGACTCTAATCTTGATAGTTTTGATTTTTTCTTTGAGTTAAGTGTTTTTAACAGTTGTGTTTTAGATTCTAGCTTTTCTTGTTTTGGTTCCAATGTTTTTTGAAAAGATTCATCTTCTTTTCTTTTTGCTGCTTGGGCGGCAGACCTAGATGCTTCCAAATTGTCCTTAGCGGCTTCGACACCTTCAAATTCTACTACCTCAGGCTCTCCAGAATAGTCTCCTAGAGTAGAACAATTTTTACTACTGTATTGGTAGGACATTAAATCCCTAAGGCTCAACAATTCATTCAAGGCATAGTCTCTAAGTGACAAAGAAAAATTCCTAGCGTTGTCCGCTACACAGGCTCCGGCAGTTTTTTCAACATTTTCCGGATTCAAGTCTCCATAAGAAATAGTAAGGACAGGATAAGTATATTTAAGTAAATAATCTAGCCATGGGGTAGATTTTCTTGCTCTTAATTCCAGATCCATTTGATCTATCTTTGCAATATAGGACATCAAAGTTTGATCATTGAAGAACTTAGTTATGTCACTCAACTGCTTTGTGTATTCCTCATACTCACACCCTCTTCGTTTTGCTTTTATTTTGCCTAAATTATAAGGGTTTTCTGGGTCTGAGTCGTCAAAAATTATTTTTATTTTATATGCATTTTTTTTAGTTATACTTTTTACATTTGACCTTATGTTATATCCATTTGCTTTAGACAATTCCCTTAAGGCATCATAGAACTTATTTATTTTTTTGGAGTAGGTTGATGCATAATAATCATAATAAGAATCTATTATTATCATTTCTCCATCTTCATTTTCTTCTTGTTGGCCACCAGAAGGGTTTTTGATTTTTAAAAACCCATTTTGTGTTTGGTAAAAATGAGACTGATATTTTCCATAAGTCATAAATGCAAATTTTAATCGAGTAATTTGCCCAAATAATTTTGCGACATCTAATTCCACTTCTTTTCTTAAAGATGCGGCCTCATTTTCTAATTCAAATTGTGTCTTTAGGGCCGGAACAGAATCAAAAATGGATGCTGGGATGGCTATCAAGACTTTTAATAAGTTTTGAGTTGGATCGATGTAGAATTCTTTTGGTCTAGCATAAATCTCTAAAGCATAAGGGTTTGAAATAGTCGGAGCGGAATTTTTTATTTCCTCAATTGTGCTTTCGATGTTATAGGGCTGACCTTCTTCCGGAGGGGTTACTGTAAATCCTTGAGGATCATATTCTTTGCAAGGTTTAAATTTTGTTTCGGGAGTTCCTTTGATAAAATTTATTGCATTGTCCATCGTTTTTGAAACGCCCTCTTGGATGTTTTTGGCTGCGTCGGTAACTGCTGTTGGGTTTATTTGTCTCGTGGGGTCAGCGATTTCGCCAATATTATCAATCACTCCTCTAGATGCCCCAATAACAGCGCCTGCTTGGGCTCCGATTGCTCCACCGATTGCCGCTCCTTTCAGGGCTCCAGTTGCTGTTTTTTTAGTTACATCCTTTATAACATTGAGGGGTTTTTTTAATAAATTGTCATAAGCCGATTTAAAACTCTGATAGGCAGGACCTTTGAGGTTTTCACCAGAAGTTGTTAATCCAAAATCCATCTCAGTTTCAAAATGAGCGCAAATAATTTGTTCAGACACAATTTTTCCAAAATAATCTAGCATTATTATTAGTCCCGGCTGGACAAAACTTTGAAGCAACTTGTTTCTTTTTGTCCCAATTGGGTAATTCCGGAAATCTTGTGCTCGAAATGCATTCCCTTCATTGTTTATTGTGACAGTTACCATGTATTCACAAGTTTTTTTGTTTAAATAAGGTTCTTCAATTTTTTTAGTCCAATCTGGTTCGATGTAAGATGGGTCTGGCTTGCAAGTTGGGCAAATTTCCTTTATTGGGTCTGGCTTGTCTTTTACTGTGTCGCAGACGTCCTTCTGTACTTTTGTGAAATCAAATTCTGACATTTCTATCTTCCTATGTAAACTGTTTTACTTAATAAAGATTTACTAGCTGTTCCTTGAACTGCCAAATCTTCTGTTCCTCTTGCTTCTATTTTAGAAATAGATGAGTTAAAGGTATCTATCAAGTTTTTTCTAGTTGTGTTCATAAACTCAGGTATCGTTTGGGCCGCTTGGCTAGCCAAAACGGGATCGGGGAAAGTTTGTATATATCCAATACCAGCGCCTGAATGAAAATGCAACGCAAGGGCCATTCGGTGCTGAATTATTTTTTGTTCTAAAATCTGTGTCTTTTGAGTTAAGCTATTTATTTGTTGCGCTAGATCATCTAAATAATCCACTAAGTTATCACCCATCACTGCTGGTTGAGCCTCTGAGTCATTGACTGAGGCTATTTCTATCTTAGGGGTGACATTTTCATTCCAATTGGCCAACCTAGGTGTTCCAGTTGCATTTCCAAAACCAGCAGTAATCCTCACTAATTCCCTACCTATTATTAAAGTATGGTCCGCTTTTATTCCCACTCCCGATTTTAAATCAGAGGAAACAGAAACAGCTTTTGAAGCCTCGCCGAGGGCGAAATAATGTTGGATGTCGCCCCTCTCTGTTAGATAAATCCTTGCACCATCAGAAGGGAAACTCCCTCTTGATCTTATGTTTTTTCTATTTATTCCTCTTTCGCATGTTAATTGGCCGGCAACCAAATCAATCGCTTCACACTTCATTCCACCAACGCCACCGAGACCTGTTCCTCTGTGGCCGCAGTTGTCTTTTGTCAAAACAATTCGAGCCCCTTTGGGTCGTGCAGCAGTGCCGGTTCTAGAAATGACTTTTTCAATCTTACCAACGGGCCCAAAAACCGGTAATGCTTCAACTTCTGATTCCAAAAACAAACCTTCGTCTGCATCAAAATAAGGACTATTGATCTCTCTGTCTATTTCTTCTGATTGGTACTTGTGCCTTAATTCGGGATCCGTAATGTTACGATACGCATCCATTGAGTTTATTTGCTTTGTGGTCATTTGTTCGCCTTCTAGGATCTTTTTAATGATAGGTGGATATGCTCATTGTTTATAGGGCCTCCGCCATTTTTTCTTATTGCATGATTATTTTCATAACCTCGTTGAATGACTTTTTCCCAAAAAAACGAACGTACATTCGAAGTCGAGTCGTTCTTCATTTCATCGAGAGTGTCTAAAATCGTAGTGACTTCGTTGTAGGAAAATAGTTTTGTTTGAATATCAAAAGCCATTTTGTCTAAGTGTGATGAGATCCCTGATCCTGCTCTGTGTGATTTTTCTACCAAGTCTTTTACTTTGGCAGTGTTAGCATCTCGTATAGCTTTATACATTTCTTCGCGCCTACCTTGCCAATTCCACCCATAGGTTCTTTTCCACCAACCCGGGTCATTTCTCTCATTTTTAATCATTATTCTGGCTTGGGAAGAAGCAGTTCTGTAAGTCGAATTAATTATCAATTCATAATTCCACCCTTTAGAATCAAGTCTAGATACGAGATCTTGTATGAAATTTAACTGAAAGGGTTCTGTTAAAGTCACCCCATTCGCACATTCCCAACCAAGACCATCGGATGCCGGGTTCGAACTACTTATAGTGCTAGGGTCAATTAAGGCATCAGAAGTATCTATTTCAGCAGGTTCGCCGGAGTAATTTTCAAAATTATCACTACTACCTCCATCGGATTCCACTAAGTCCCTAGAGGAAACTCCCATTTTTTTCTTTAATTCAACAGATCCCAATGTACTATCAGATGTCTTGAATTCACAAGACCAGATCTCATTTGCTTTCGGTATTTGTTCAGAAGAACCATTGTAGTAAGCAACTTTATAACCCGCTATTCTATAAGCCATCTCTTCTGATGACAATGATTCCACGTCATAAATGTTTTCCGCCCCAGAATCATAGGACTGAATGAAAACTTTGTAAAAATAAAAGTCTCCAGAAGGACGGCTTGCTTGAGAACAAATGTGGGCTTCTGGTTGTTTTGGCAAATCACCAAACATCTCCCTTGCGTTTCTTGCCGTATCTCTGTCTCTTAAGAGGTTAATCAGGTCTTTGTTGCTTCTTATACTATTTGGTATTTTGAAATCAGCCATCATCATTGTCCTCTTGAATTTGATCAAAGATTTTGGCAAAATCTTTATCAGATAATTCATCGTCTTTTTCGCTTTTAGACATCAAACTGCATAATTTAACTAACTGTTCATTGGATCTCTGTAATGTTTCCACATATTTGGCAAGAGTGATTCCTATTTCTTTATGTCTTGCATCGTCAACTGCTAGCCATTTTATTGCATCGTCTAAAAGTTCTCGAGTTATTTCTCTATCATCTTCAATGTTTTTTATCGCTTTTTCTATTTGTTTTTTACTGTTCATGTTAATAATTAGGATTTAGTTAAATTTTACCATCATCCCAATCTTTTTTAAAATCTCTATATCTTCCTCGCATTTTGTTCAAATGCGTAACTACTTGCTTCGTATTCATACCAGTTAGTTCTCTAAGATAGAGATAGATTGCTTTTTTATTAAAAATCTCTATTTCATCCACGGAAGACATTATGATCTTGACTGCTTCATATACTTTCCGTTCCGCTTCTTTTTCAAAGTCAACATCCCAAGTTTCTATCTCTTTCCACAGTTTGGACCAGAATTCTTTCTCTACGCGGTCACGATAATATTGATCACCGGGGTCAATAAAAGTGGTTTCTAACTCCAACTCAGCATCTTCGTAAGGAACTTCTCTTTGAAGTCGTTTTGTGTTTTTCTTAACTTTGTGTATAAACCAGTTTTTGGTAATAACACTAAAATAAGAAAATGCTTTAGATCCACGATGAGGATCATATTTATCTAAAATTGTTGTAAGCCAAACTTTACACTCCATTCTTAGCTCATCGATGTTTGGTAAGTTTGTAAATTTATAGGAAAATACTATCTTATCAACCATTTGATTGAATGCTGGTTGGATCCAGTCTATATAAAGTTTTTCTTTTTCTTCTCTATTTTCGCTGGTACAAAAATCAAGGATTGCTTGTTCGTGTTCCAGCGTAAAATACATCTTGCTCTTGTTTTTCTTCTTCTGTTTCCGGGCCATCTTCTACCTCTATCTCCAAAGGATCAGTTATATTTATTATGTCTCCATATTCTTCTGCTAGAATTGTGACAACGGCGTTAGTGTGTTCCATTAAAAACTTTAATGTCTCATCGCCGTAAAACATCTCCAAGGAGTAAACTTTTCTAAGATGCTCTTTATAGTTCGAAACTATCTCTACTAGGTCTCCTAGATTTTGGGATACATAGGATAGTCTCTGGGATTGTTCTCTACTGAACCAGACTAGCAGGATGTTCGCAAGAACGGAAATACCAAGGCTTGAAGCCAACCAAATTTCAATCGTCATAAGTTTCCCTTTTTGCTTCTTTTTTTGCATCCTTCAGAATGGCTCTATTCTCTTCTATAGCGCGTTTTACTTCATCGCCTACCTTACCACCCTCTTGCTTTTGAGAACGCTTCAGAAAGGGCATTTGCGGCACTCTATGAAAGTGTTCGGACTCACATTGGGGACAACAATCTTCACTCTCAGTCATCCCGTGATAAATCTCAAAATGACTAGAGCAAGTTCCGCATCGGTAAATGTATTTAGGCACTACTGGACGCTCGTTTCTATTTCTTCTTTGTCACCACTGTTGACTTGAACAACAGGTGGGTTCATAATTACTAGTTGATTTGAGTCATCAATTTGCACTTCAAACCCCTCAAACATAGGAACGATATCGGTTTGTTCCATAAGTGATTTTTGTAAAGCCATCATGATTGCTCCGATAGCTTGGTTACTTAATTTATAATTCATTTTTTAACTCCTGATTAATATAACATACAGGTGGTCCCTGCAATTTGTGTTTGGTGGAAGTGTTTCTTGATTTAAAGATAGATAGAACTTCCGATTGTCTATCTGTTAGGCTAGAATAACTACCGGCAAAATTCATTGCCCACTCTAGTTCCTCGTAAGTTGCGCCGAGTTGATCTTCGTCTCCACGATCGTCATCCCACAGACCGTCAGTTGGCTTAGCGCTTTGGATAGATTGAGGAATCCCTAAGAAACTAGCCAAACCATATACTTCTGATTTTAATAGATCT